CAGACAGCTAAAACAGATGCTGAGACTGCAGAAACTAACGCTCAAACATCTGAAACAAACTCTGCTAACGCACAAATTTACTCAGAAGAATGGGCTAATAAAGCTGAAGATACTTTAGTAAGCGCAGCTGCAGGTGCTAATCAGTCTGATGAGTATTCTTCAAAGCATCATGCTATTAAAGCTTTAACTTCTGAAACAGCTGCTTTAAATTCTGAAAATAGTGCTAATGCTGATGCTGTTCAAACTGCTTTAGATCGTACAGCTACAGGCAACGACAGAACAGAAGTAACTAACCAAGCTGCATCAGCTTTGGCTCTTTACGACCAATTTGATGATAGGTATTTAGGAGCAAAATCATCTAGCCCGGCAACAGACAATGATGGTGATGATTTAGTAGTAGGTGCTTTGTTTTTTAACAGTACTGAATCTGGCATGTATGTTTACAGTAATGCTGGTTGGATTCCTTCATCGTCAGCTGTTGCTTTAACTGAAGATACCTTTACAGGTAATAATTCTCAAACTTCTTTTACTTTGTCAGTTGCTCCTCCTTCTAAATTTGCTTGTTTTATAACTGTAGGTGGTGTGTCACAGTCTGCAAACAATTACTCTGTTTCGGGTAATATTTTAAATTTTTCTACTGCTCCACCTGTTTCTTCTATTGAAGTAAGAATTTTAAGTAGTGCTTCTGCTAATGCTCCTATTGATGATTCTATTAGTACAGCTAAACTTCAAAACGAAGCAGTAACCCTAGATAAATTAAGCGCAGAAGTTGTACAAACACTTAGCGAAAGTGGTGGTGCTAAAGGAGGCGGTGAAGATAAAGTATTTTATGAAAATTCACCAACTGTGAATAATAATTACACATTAAATGAAAATGCTATGAGTGTTGGCCCAATAAGCATTGCTAATGGCAAAACAGTAACAGTGCCTACTGGCGCAAGATGGGTGATTTTATGAGTGCATTAGTAGTAACAGGAAACGCAAGCGGTACAGGTAAAGTTTCTCTTGTAGCGCCTAACACAAACACAGACAGAAGGATTACGTTGCCGAATGAGTCGGGGGAGATACCTACAAAAGAAAGTTTAGCTTCTTTTTTGCCTGCAGCTTGGATTAATTTTAAAGGCACTCCTACTGTTTCAATTAATAGTTCTATAAACTTCGATTTGCCTGTAAGGGTTAACGAAGGAGACTGGACTTTAACTTTTGAAACTCCATTGAACACAGACACTTACGCTGTTTTAATTTCAGCAAATAGAGAAGATGACTCTAATGTTGTTATGCTTTCGTACCACTCCCAAAGCACTACAGGGTTTTCAATATCTACAAGTAACAGTGCAGGCTCAGATACAGATATGCTTAGTATTTCAGTCGTAGTATTTGGAGGTTTAGCATGAGCGGTACAGTTAAGGCAGGTATAGAAAACGATGCGGGTAATAAAACAATTAGCGCTGATGAGTTGACAGGTTCTTTATCTGTTAGCGGCTCTACTAGCTTTTTTAATTCAAGCAACACTATAAGGCTACCCAACATCGGTAATTTTGGCCTCGCAGTAGGCGATGTGATAACAGTCACTGGTACTTCTAGCAACAATAAAGATTTTACAGTTGAAGTAATATCCGACATTAATAATATTATTGTTAACCAAGCCCATGCCAACGGCACAACTACTAAATCTTTAGTTAATGAAACCGTAAGTGCTACTGTGACTCTTCTATCAAGAGCTAAAAACGCGCCCATCGGATTAGGTCAGGGTTGGGTTCAGCCTTCGCGGGCAGCAGCAACTAACTATACTAACAACACAAATCGAGCTTTTGCGCTTAATGCTTATATTGATCAATCAGGAAGCGGTTTTGCAATCCTTGATTTAGACTCAGTAACACACGCAAAATTTCAGCAGTCAGGCGCTTCAGGCGATGGAAACCTACAAGAGATTATTCCTGTAGAGGTCTTGTATAAAATTACACTTTCTGGCAACACAATCAATAACTGGTTTGAATTACGATGATTAATAACTACTATGAAAACAAAGAAGGCGAGCTATTTGTAGACCCAATAGTCGCAAATCATAATGACTTAACTAAGCTCAGTAACGCAGAGGGAGAAAGAAGGCATGTAAAAGCAATTACGAATACGCCTAATCCTATTGACGTTATCTACTCCGACATTATAAAGCTAGAGCAGACAATAACACCTCGACGTTTACGAGAAGCTTTACTCTCTGGTGACACTACATTTATTAGCGAGACAGAAGATAAAATCTCTGAGCTACGCAAGAAGCTAGGAGCATAAAATGTCTACAGTAATTAATGGCTCGACTGGTATAAACAAAGTATCTACAAGTGCAAGCCTTGCCGACGAAAACATGCCTGCAGGTAGTGTGTTACAAGTTGTAGATGCGGGAGCTATTGACTCATTAACATTTACAAACGTAAACACGGCGAATCAAATTGGCAGTTTAAATATAACGCCAAAATATGCATCTTCTAAAATAATGCTGTTTGCTAACATACAAATTGCCAACGGCAGCAATGGCTCTTTTGTTTGTAGTATTAGGTCAGGCAGTTCTGATTTGATGGTATTTTCTGAGCATAATACAGCAGGAAGATCAGGAACATCTGGTATATTATTACACAGCCCCAATACAACAAACTCTGTAGAATATAATTTAGCAGTTAAAAAAGAAGGCTCCAACAGTGGGTTTACTGCTGTTATAAACACAGGTCACAATCATCTTTACGCGTTGGAGATTAAGCAATGATTGATTATATCGAAAAAGCAGAAGCTCTACGCTCTTTAACACCGTTAGCTCAGTGGGTGTTACGTGATGGAGAACTAGAGTGGCTAGATACAGAACAAACTCAACCTACGGATTTAGAAATTGAAGCAGAAGTTAAACGACTTGAGTCTGTTTATAATTCTCTAGAATACGCTCGTTTACGTAAGTCAGAGTATGATTTGTTAAATCAAGACGAGATGCGGTACGACGATCTAGTCAACTCTACAACTACATGGGCCGACACTATCGCAGCAATTAAGGTTAAATTTCCAAAAGGCGGATAATTTATGCAAGAACAACGCTTAACCGTCAATCGATTTGTATTTAACAAAAGTATTAAAAATTAATTAAGGTAATAAAAATGGCACTAACTAAATTAGACAAAGACATGTTTGAAGAAAATGTGTTAAATACTAATATTACCGCTAGAAATACTGTGTACGGACAACTAGCTTTATCTCAAGGTCAATCTCAGCGTGTAGGTTTTAGTGCTACTACTTATACTGGTAACGGTTCTACTCAGTCAATTAATACTGGTGTCGATATGGACACTGGTGATTTTGCGGGTCTTGTTGGGTTAAAACAAAGAGATGGTACAAACTCTCACGCTTTAGTAGACACTGTTCGTGGCACTTCAAAAGGGCTTTCTTCTAACTCAACAGCAGCAGAAAATACATTTAATCATGTTACTTCTTTTAATCCTGATGGTTTTTCTGTAGGTACAAGCGCACAAGCTAACTCAAACAATTCAACCTACGTATCATGGTCATGGCAAACTACTGAGAAGTTTACAGGTACAACCAATCGTAACAAAGCGTACACTTCTCACTATAACCCTCAGCTTGGTTTTAGTATTGTTGGCTATGAAGGTGATGGCGTAGCGGGTCACGAGATACCGCACCACTTGGGTCGTGTTCCTGAGTTGAGTATTATTAAAAACAGAACTAACGCGGGGTTGTGGGCAGTTTTTAGCTCTTTTGCTGGAGATCCTTCGAAGGGCGATTATTTACGTTTAGAAAACACTGTTGGGTTAGCAAACGATTCTAATAGATCGGCTATGCTCAACATTGACACTTCTAAAATAGGTTCTACAAATGACATAAATAAAAGTACAGACGATTTTATACAATACAATTTTACATCAATCGAAGGTGTATCAAAAGTTGGAAAATACATAGGCACAGGTGCTACGGGTAATTATGTTGACTGCGGATTTAAACCTGCTTGGGTAATGGTCAAAAAACTATCTGACATAGGCAATTGGATAATCATAGATTCTGCAAGGTCTTCTGGTAATGGTTTACTATTTGCAGATTTATCTAATGCTGAATCAGTAAGCACTACTGTTTTTAATTTTGCACCTGATGGGTTTGTACTTTTAAATGATGCAAATAGCACTAATGATTTAAACGACGAATACCTATTCCTAGCATTCGCAGACACTAACTCAACTACAGGCCGTACCGACTACGACTACCCAACGGCTGCTGACACACTGAGCATCGAGAACGGTACGCTCATAAGTCACGCCAACGGCTTTAATGCAAACGGTGAAGTCAATCTTCAAGAGCTTGTACCTAGTGCTACTACGATGACATTTGGTACTGGCTTTGAAGACTCTATTTATTACGTCTACAAAAACCAAGGCGGCTCTTACGGTACAACTGAGCATCGACCTTTAGAAAACCAAGACTACTCTGGTGTGCAATCCCCGTTATCATTTGATAAAAACATGAGGACTACTGCCCAACATTTTGACTATGAAAGTTCAACAGGTGTTGCTAGTGCTAGTGGTGAAGCATCTTCTGCGGCTGCTTATAACGCTTTCACAACAGATAAGGTACTTACAACTAAATGGACAATTGAAAATGTCTCACCATCTCGGTTGCAATATAAGTTTACAGAAAAGCGTGTTCTTAAATCTTGGAGAATTAAATCAACAGACTTGGAAAACAGAGATCCTAAGCGATTTACGATAGAAGGATCGAACGATGGTTTTGTTTGGACTGCTGTTGACTCAACCTACACTGCGTCTGACTACACAGGTAACGGTGTTTACTTATGGGGTGATATTCAGCTAACATCAAGTAATAATACAGCTTACTTGTATTATCATATAGATATTACAGCAGTTAATGGTTCAACGTCGCACACATCTATTGGAAAACTAGAGTTTAACACTATATTACCTTCAGACCTCTACGATGTTACCGCAGGTACACTAACAGATTACGCTACTCAAGCTGCTGTTGTTAGAACGTATTTAGGCTCAGTCAAGACGGATACCAACGGCGACATTACACAAGTCATTAATAATCCTGTTGCTAAGGTTAAAGGTAATGACGCTGAGTATCATGGTGATGTCAAAGTGCATGGTGAGTTAAAAAATCGTGGTGTTGCTACTGCTTGGGTTAATTACGATGGTACGCAAAATCCTCCTTTAATAAATAACAGTTATAATATTAAAGCAGTTGTTGATTTATCTCCAGGAAGACAAAGGTTGCATTTTGAAACTCTAATGGATAGTGAAGAGTATACCGTTGTTTGCAGTGGTGACGCTTCAAGTGGCGCAATAACAGTTGCTCCATTCCGACTAGGTGAAACAGACCTAAATTCTATTGAAATACGGTCTTACAACAGTAGCGCACAGAGTATTGATTGTAGAAGCGTAGATGTATTAATTTTTGGAGGCAAAGAATAATGTTTGCTAAAACAAAAAACAATAAAGTATTAATTTGCGCTATTCAATTAGACGACTCATGGATCGAAGTTACAGAAGCGCCTGAGTCTAAAGGTTATCGTGACACATGGGTTCTTAACGGCACTGTTATCACAGAAGCTACTGCTGAAAAAGAAGTTATAGTAGCTGCTGAAACTAAGAAAGCTAACAAGATCGAAGGTGTCCTCTTTGAGGGTATCTTGTGTTCTGCTCAAGCTGAGGATATGTGGGGGCTTAGTTCGGTTGAAGACTTTATACTTGCAGGTAATTCTATACCATTCATCTTTAAGAACGGTAACACTTTAGTTTTAACAGCAGACAACTTTGCAGAGTTTCAAGCTGTTTGGATTCCGTTTAGGTTGGGGTTTTTCCAATGAAAGAGCAACGCTTAACAGTTAACCGATTTGCGTCTAACAAGACTACTACTCTATCTAACATTGCTATTGACCATAAATGGGAATGCTTTGGTTTAGAAGATGAGCATCGTGATGTTAAAGTGTCTGGTCATACTCGCATACCTAGTGGCATATACACAGTTGGAGTTCGGACAGTAGGTGGCTTTCATGCTAATTACACCAACCGTTTTTCTGGCTTCCATAAAGGTATGTTGCAAGTAATGAACGTACCTAACTTTGAGTACATCTTGCTGCACGTTGGCAACACACACAAAAACACAGCAGGGTGTTTGTGTACTGGTACCGATGCTAAAACAAAAGCGCAATGGAGTGTTCTTAACAGTGTTGTTGCGTATGAACGTTTATACTGTAAAGTAATTGAATCTGCATTAGCAGGCAAATTAACTATAGAATATTGGGATAATGACTAATGGGAATATTAAGCAAAGTAACTAGTTTTGTAGGTGGATCTTTATTTAAAGAAATTAAAGAAGGAGTTATGTCATATTTTCCACCTGATATGTCTCCTCAAGAAAAATCTGAAGCATCATTACAAATAGAGAGGTTTTTACACGAAAAAGAAAAAGAAGCCAATAAAGTACTAGCAGAAGCTTCTGCAAGCTTAGATAAACGTATTGCCGAACAAGAAGGCACTGCTTCAGACCTTAAAAGTATGCCGTTTTTAGGCAGACCTATATTGTTTTTAAGAGGTGTACAAAGACCTGTTTGGGGATTTGCTACGTTAGTTATTGATTTTAAATGGTTTTTTGGTACGTACACTTTTAGTGAACAACAAGAAACTGCATTAATTGTTATTAACCTTCTAGTTCTAGGGTTTTTGTTTGGTGAACGAACTGTGCTAAATCTTACACCTTTAATAATGAAAGTTTTTGGTAACAACAAACAATAATTTTTATAAATTAGTTTTTACACTAAATAAGTATTAAACTTAAAATATTGTTATGTCAAATACTATTGTGTTAAAATTTTGATTTAATGTAACTACTTTTTAGGATTAAAATGAGTTTTAGCTATATGATTGCAGAAGAAATGAAAAAACACCCTTTCCTTATAGTTATAATATTTTTTGTAGCAGGAAGTATTACTACTTATGGTGTAAAAACTTACGCAGAAATTACTGACGTAAATAAAATAGAAACTGATTTAAAAAACAGCATGAACAGTTTTCAAATAGCTGTAAATACTAAATTGTTGTCTTTTGAATTAAAATTAGAAAATAGCCAAAACATTGCATATCAAATACAACTTCAATCGCAAATAGATGATATTGATACGGAAATATTTAACCTTACTGAAGTAGTTTTAGCAAACTCAAATCAGCCTACAAGAATACGTGCTCAAATATCTAAATACACAATTAGAAAAAATAAAATTTTAAGAGAATTAACTAATTTAGAATTATCAATGAGAAAATAATTTTAAAATTTAATTTTTAATGTATATGACGTTTTAACGTTAAGGCACTGTAAATGATTAATGAAAAACCTAAACCTGAAAAGTTAAATAAAGTAGCATTGCTTAAATCGTTTAAAGACGATATGCAAAGTGCTGACAGTCTTAGAATAGAAACCGTAACTAAAGTAGAAGCATGGAAAAATGCTTACAACGGTGAACTTTACGGTAACGAACAAACAGGCAAATCTAAGTTAGTATCAAGAGATATTAAACGTCAAGACGAATGGCAACATGCCTCTATTAAAGATCCTTTTTTATCTAGCTCTGACATTGTTAAATGTAATCCTATTACGTTTGAAGATAAAGCTGCAGCTGAACAAAACGAACTAATACTTAATTATCAATTTACTCGTAAGTTTAATCGGTATAAATTTATTACTGATTCTATTAAATTAATGAGCACTGAAGGTACATTAGTTGTTAAAACTTGCTGGGATTACGAAGACGAAGAAGTAGAAAATGAATACCCTGTATATGAGCTAGATGATATTACTGGTGAACCGTACCAATCCGGTACCAAGATGGTTACAGAAATTAACGTTATTGAGAACAAGCCTAACGCTGAAGCCTGCCGCATTGAAGATATTTATATTGATCCTACATGTATGGGAGATATGGATAAATGTCAATTTATAATTCATCGTTACGAAAGTGATATGAGCACTTTACGTACATGTCAAAAATACAAAAAAGAACTTTTAGACGAAGTAGCTAAAGATTTACGTAAAGATACTGCTGATTATACAGAAGAAGATGAAACTAATTTTACTTTTAAAGATGACCCAAGAAAGAAAATTCTTGTGCATGAATATTGGGGTAATTACGATATTGAAGGTACCGGAATAGCTAAACCTATTGTTTGCGTTTGGGTAAATAAAGTAATGATTAAATTAGAATCTAATCCTTATCCAGATAAAAAAATACCATTTTTAATTGTTGCTAACAATTCTATTCCTTTTCAAATTACTGGTGAAGCAAATGCTGAAGTAATTGGAGACAACCAAAAAGTTACTACTGCTATTAAACGTGGTCTTATTGACAACATGGCAAACTCTAACAATGGACAAAAAGGAATACGTAAAGGTGCTTTAGACACGTTAAACAGAAAACGTTTTCTTAGCGGTAAAAACTTTGAGTTTAACAACAATCCAAATGATTTTTACGAAGGTGCGTACAATTCTTTGCCTAATAGTGTTTTTCAGATGTTAGAACTAGTTAACAGTGAAACAGAATCTATTACAGGTGTTAAAGGTTTTGCTGGTGGAATTAACGGAGCTGGATTAGGTAACACTGCTAGAGCTGCTGGAGGTGTATTAGACGCAGTGTCTGTACGTAAATTAGATATTGTACGTAACGTAGCTGAAAATTTAATTAAGCCTCTTATGCGTAAGTGGATGTCTTATAACAGTGAGTTTTTAAAAGAAGAAGAAGTTGTTCGTATAACTAACGAAGAATTTGTTCCTATTAAAAGAGATGATCTTAAAGGCAATATTGATATTGAAATTGAAGTATCTACTGCTGAAGACAACGCTGCTAAAGGTGAAAAATTATCTTTTTTACTGCAAACGTTAGGTCAAAATTTACCATCAGACCAGTTAAATATGCTTATGGCAGAAGTAGCAAAATTAAACAAAATGCCAGATTTAGCCAAGTCCCTAAAAGAATACAAACCTCAACCAGATCCGTTTGCTGAACAAATGAAAATGCTTGAAATGGAAAAGTTGAAGTCTGAAATTGCAGAACGTAATAGTCGTGCTCAAGAAAATAAAATTGATATGCGTCTTAAATCTGCTAAAGCTGATCTTGCAGAAGCTCAAGCTAGAGCTGCTAATTCAGGCACTGATGTTAAAGATGCTGAGTTTATTAGAAACGCTACTGGTGCAAATTTTGATGAAAAAATGATGGAAAAAGACCATGATCGTGAAACTCAAAAAGAATTAGAGTTTATGAAAGGTTTACAGAAGAATTAAATTATAGTATAAATACAAACTAGATTTATATAAACTTTTATTAACATACAAAAGGAACTCTTTAATGAGCAACCCTGAACAAAATATAGAATTAGAAACAACAGATATTGAGCAGTACGTTAAATTAGGAGAAGCCTTAGAACGTTTAAGAAAACATCCTGACTTTAAACTAGTTATTATGACTAACTACATTGAGCAAAAAGCTTTAAGTGCAGTAAGTCTTTTAGCTGTACCTGCAATTAAAAAGCGTGGCGAACGTCCTGACGTTATGGAAGAATTAGTTTCTATTAGTAATTTGCAGTATTATTTTGCAATGATAGAAAATTTTTATGAAGGCGCTAAACAAGATCTTAGCGGTGAATTAGACGAAGAGGATTCTGAATAATGCCAGATTTCTCTGAAGAAGAAATTTTTGAAAATGACGTAGACCCTATTGATGGTATCAATGAAATACGTCGTGCTGAAGCTAAAGAAAATAAAACAGAAGAAGATTTTAAAGAAATTGATACCAACTCTGAAGGAGAAGTATCAACACTCGAAGAAAATGATTCTGGTAAAGATTCTAATGATAAAGCAAATTTTGAAGATCCTAGTGATGATCTAGAAGAATTAACTGATGAAGAAGAAGTTGACGATAAAGCTGAATCTAAAGAGTTAATTGAAGCAGTTAAACGTACTTTTAAAGCTAACGGTCAAGAGTTTTCTTTTACCGAAGCAGAAATGCTTGAGCAATTTGAAGGCACGTTTGGTAAGGCGATGGACTATACGCAGAAAATGCAAAAAATGGCCCCTTACCGTAAAATGATTTCTGCTCTTGAAGAAGAAAGTATTTCTCAAGACCAATTTAATATGGCAATGGACATATTAAAAGGTGACAAAGGTGCTATTAGAAAACTTGCTGCAGATCGAGATATTGATCTTGGAGATTTAAGTTTTGAAGAAGACGAAAAACCTTACGCACCTAACAGCTACGGCAAATCAGATTTTGATTTACAAATTGCTGAAATTGAAACACAAATTGGTAAAGACCCTGAGTATAAAACTACAGTTGATGTAATTGACAACCAGTGGGACGATAACTCTAGACGTACAATAGCAGAAAACCCAGACATGATTATGGGACTGCACACAGATATTAAATCAGGTGTTTACGCACAAGTAGCTCCTGAAGCAGCAAAAATGGCAATGTTAGATGGAAATTCTAGATCCAATTTAGATTACTACATTCTTGCAGGCAACCAAATGCGTGACTCTATGAGAGCCAATGAAAACAAAGGCAAATTAGACGATCTGAATAAGGATGCACAAGACGCAGAAGAAAAATTTGGTAAAGAATCATCAACGGCTGATAAGAAGAGAGCAGCTACAAATACTGCATCTCGTTCAGGCAAGAAAGGTGTCGTCGATTATTTAGACGATGATGATGATGAAAACTTTAATGCTTGGTATAAAAATTTACTAAGCAAAAACTAAATTTTACTAAGAGTAATTTATTATGTCAAAACAAGTATACGGTAACGGTACTAACAGCAGTGCAGGACCGAACACAGTCACGCATTATTACGACAAAGCAGGTATTAAAGCTGCTAACGCAATTTCTGTTTATGCACAATTTGCTGATAGTCGTTCTATGCCTCTCAACATGGGTAAAACTTATAAAGTAAGTAAGTTTTTACACATTTATGATCGACAACTAGATCCAGATTCACAAGTTGGTGGCTCAGATGCAGCTTTTGCTACAAAAGGTTATTTAACTTCTCGTGATATTGCAGACGTTTCTGCAGGTTTTCCAACCCTAGCTGAAGGTGCTGGTGCAGTAAACAAAGTAAGTCTAAAGAAAGTTACTATTGAAACTTCATTTGCTCAGTATGGTGAAATGCTAGAGTACACTGATGATGTTCAAATGTTTTCTGAAGACATGATTCAAGTACAGTACAGGGAAGAACTAGGATTACTAGCTAACCGTCGTGCAGAAGACTTGATTCAGCTAGATATGATGGACAGTAATACTATTCAGTATGCTGGTTCTGCTACTACTATTGCTGAAATGGGCGATGACAGTACAGAAGCTGACGGTACCGAAGATGATTTGTCACGTATTTCTTACGATATGGTCCGTAAAATGACTCGTCGATTAGTACGAAATCGTGCTGAAAAACATACTGCTGTAATTTCTGGCTCAACTAAAGTTGATACAAAAACTGTAAATAAAGCGTTTTACGCTATTATAGGACCAGAAATTAAGTACGACTTAGAATCTTTAGTTAAAGGTTCTGGTAATTCTGAAGAGTTTGCTTATGTGCCAGTGTACAAATACGCTGATGCAGGTAGCTTGGCTGAAGGTGAAGTTGGTGCAATGAACGATCTACGTTTTATTGAATCAGAATCTGCTGTTGTTTACGCTGCTACTGGCGGTACTGTTCCGCAGAATTATGTTGGTAGTTTGTCTTCTAGCGGTGGCACAGATAATACTTCTGGTACTGCTACTAATCGTGATAACTTTGATGTGTTCCCAATACTAATTCCAACTAAAGGCTGTTTTGCCACTGTTGGTCTAAAAGGTCGTGGAAAGATTAAGTTTATTGCACAAGATCCTTCTAAGGTAGAACTTGCTAACCCATACGGAAACCAGGGTTTCTTTAGCTACAACATGTGGTATGCAGGTATTATATTACGTGAAGAGCGTTTACTTAAAGGTTATGTTTGTGCCTCTGCATAACGTATAGCATTACAATAAGGCTCTTAGGAGCCTTATATTTTATTTACCCGTTAAACACCTCAAGAGATTTAACATGACAGACGAAATTAACAGAGAAGAACTAATTGCTGAAGCAAACACTTTTGCTTTAGATTTTCCTTCTAATGTAAAAACTTTAAAATTACAAAATATGGTAGATGAAGCTAAAGGTATTGTTTCTAAACCAACTACTGTAATTGTAGATAAATTAAAAAAACCTCTTACTTTTCGACAAAAAATTATAGCTAAAAAGAAAGCTGCATTTGAAACTCGTGTAGTTACTATTACTAACAAAGATGCTCGTGAAGCAGACCAAGTTACTACTGCTCATTTAAGCTTTGAAAATAACTTTTTTGGTTTAGGTAAAAATGTACCGTTAGATATACCTGTACAATTAGAAGTATCTCTAATTAAAATTGCTAAAGCAGCAATGATGACTTTGCACAAAGCAGAAATTAAAAACGGTAAAGCTACAGGTAACAAAGTTCCTGTTCGTGTTGCTAAATACGCTATTAGTTACGGCGAATAAATATGACTGACTTTACAGGATTTACAGGAAACGTAATCACAGACGCTGATTTTAAAGTTACTGGTGATGGCATACTAGATGACATTATGGAAACTATGACTAAGCATGTACAAGCTCAGTTTGATAGAGGTTCTATAACTGGAGTTGAATATTCTTCTGTTTATTTAGGCGGTATGCAAGCAGCTTTAAGTACTGCAACTCAATTATTTTTAGGCGGAGAAACTGCTGTAGCTAAAGCAGATCTTATTAAATCTCAAAAATTAACTGAAGATGAAAAAGTTAGTTTAGTTAATGCCCAAACTCTTGGGTTTAGGACTGACGCTAAACAAAAAGTATTAGCTAAAATGATGGAAACATGGGCTATTTACTATTCTGTTGCTAAAGCTGGTGCTCCACCTAACTCAGCTAACACTACTGAAATAGACGAACTTAAAGACGATATTATTAGTGATTTAGGTGGTATTACTGTAGCTAACGATCCTATAATAACTTAATGAATTGCCCAATATTAAAATTTATTAATCAGACTATAGATCACGAAAACGGTCAACCTGTAAACATAAAAAGCATGTTTATAGACAGTCAATTAGATAGTCTAGGTGCTTTAATAGCACTTATGACTATTGGTACTGAATACAATATAGAAAACGAATACGTAGAAAATGTTAACGTTGAAAATTTAAAAATATATGATTTGGTAACATTATGCAAATCCTCGACTACAAGCACATAGCGCCTTCTGAAAAACGAGAAGGGTATTTTGCAATACCAGAATTAGTAAGAAATACTTCCTCAGTAAACCAATTTATAAAACTATCTCAATTAGACATAGAGCTAACTAAACCTACCGGGTTTATTTATGTTGAAGGTTTTGCCATATCTCAAGCGGAAAGTGGTGTAACTAATAAAGTTACAGGAAAATATACTGTAGCTGTATGTTCAGGCACTAGTTTTATAATGCACAAATGGTTAAGTACATTTAAAAATAAGCACTTTATTAGAGCCGCTACTAACACTACAGGAACTTGTGCTAGTGGTATGCAAGCTTTGCATATAGCTCGTGAGTGGATGGAAACAGGTGTTTGTGAAGAAGTAATACTTATAGGCGGTGAACGTATAACAGAAGACACTATACGTTTATTTAAAGAACTTAGAATAGGTATACTTTGTGGTGATGGCTTTGTTTACATGAAACTAGGTCGTGGTGGAGTTGATATTGAGCACACTAAATGGAGGTATGCTTATAACGCTAATGCTTTTTCATTTACTGCTGAAACTTTAAATAATTTAATACCTTGGTACCCGGTAAACTACGTAAAACTTCACGCTACAGGATCTCCATCAAATGACGCAGCAGAAGAAGACCTAGCTAAATTAGGAATTCCTATAACGTATAAGCAAAACATAGGTCACACACAAGGCATAAGTAGCTTGTTAGAGCTTTGCATAGTTATGGCTGATGATTCTATTCGTGGTAGTATACTCGTTGTAGCTAACGGTGTAGGTGGGTTCTACGGGTCTTGTACAATTAACAAGTAACTTATATGAAATACACAGTAAAAGATATTGCTCGACCTTCAAATTTAGTTAGGTCTTGCTGTTTAAAAGATATAGAATTTCATTATTCTAAAGTTAAACATTTAGTTGAAATAGACAACTACAATTGTGAAACTTACAAAATTCTTATGAAAGAAGCTGTTATAAACAACACAGCTTTTACTTTGTTAGATAATACTTGTTTTATTTATTATATAAATCAATCAGATTTTAAAGCTAGTGGTTGTTGTTTTTACGGTAAAGATAACCCTACAGGAATGTTTGTTTTGTTTTCACAGGTGTTTAATACTTTAAACAAAAAAATAAATATATTAGAATTTTTACCCCATAACAAAAATGAAATAAAAAACTTTAAAAGTATTTTAGTAGAAAGCAGTATTAAAAACTACTATCAAACAGGAAACCCATTAGTTATAAGAGTAGACAAGTTAAGAAATAAAATTAAAAGGTTATTAATAAAATGTCTTTTGTAGTAAAAATAACTAAAAGTATTGTATCTGCTGTTGTTGACGCAGTAGAAGGTATTGTCAGTTTTGCTTGGGACGAAATAGTAATGCCTATTGCAGAAGTAGTTGTAGGAATATTTGGCGTTGAAGACGAAACTATTGTAGATATAAAATGTATATCTGTAAAATTGTATGAAGATAATTTAAATGGAATTAAAGATAACGCTATTACTCAATCTGCTTTATCTTATTCTAACCAACCTAAAGCAGGTATCTTGTCTCCTTTTTTGTCAAATACTTCAGAAGCTTTTTCTAAAATAGAAAATTATTATTCTTTTGGTCTTAACGATTATCCTTATGCTTTACCTGAAAGTAACATAAGAGGTAGTAGGCTTGATAATAATGATGTAAAAAATGCCGTAGAAAATGATATTGGTTTATCTATAATATTGTTAACTGCTGACCATAACTACATTACTAGTTTAATATTTTACAAATATTATTTACAAACAACTTATAATTACCAAAATTGGACTAATACTTTAACTTACGTTGATGAATATGGTTCTTTTGACACTTACACACTGGAAACTGTAACTTACGAAGGCGGTAGCAATACTTATAATATTGCTATAAAAAGACCTGTAACTGTTACTAAATTTTATTTGTCTGGTTATACAGAAGTTTTACAAGGCAATACTACAGGTACATACACAATTTCTTCTGACAGAATGTTAGCTGCAGGTGCTTCAGCTACTTTTAATTTATCTTATTCTGGTACAGCTGTAGACGGTACTCATTACACATCTGTAAATTCTGCAACTATTTTAGAAAACACTAATACTGTAAATTTTAATGTTAATACAATAGCTAATTCTTTGTCTTCTGGAAGTGTACAAATGTCTATTAATTTAGACAGTGTAACTACTTTAGGATTTATAGAAGTTGTAGAAATTGTAGAAAATTTAAAAACAATAACTACTGACATAGTTTTTAGTAATTCTTCTCCTGTTTTTATTGATAATACAAACACTCCTTTTGCTGAAGAAGAAGAGCTAAACAAAGTAATAAACAGACCTGCTTTTGCTGTAAACGTTTACATAACTGCTACTTACTATACTTCTAATGACCAACAATTTTATTACTGGTTGTATGACACAGCTACTAACGTTTTGCCTAATTTAAAATTAAAAACAGACACTCTTGATAATTTACAAATGATGCCTATAGCTATACTTAGAACTAATAATACTACAGTAAGCGCTAACAGTATTGGAGAAATAAATTTTGAAGGAGTTAAAAACTTAGTACAAAATGTAGGTTTAACTTTTGAAAGTTTAAAAGAGCAGGTAGAATTAAGTCCAGATATAGGTTTAATAAAAGAAGCTTATTTAAATTTTGGTGTTAATCCGTCAGATAACGTTACTGCAGTAGGAGCTGTACTGTTTGAACAATTTTTTCCTTTAACTCAAACTAGTTCTGGTATTTTTAACACTGTAACAGACCCTTCTCAAAGTTTGTTTAATTCTACAGAAAATAGCTATATTGCTACTTTTGAAGAACAAAACGTAAAACGTGCTCTTGTTTGGAGTAAACAAGAATTTTATAACGCCCCTAGATCAATAGGAACAATAGGCAGTTATCTTCATTACATATCAGGTAAAAGACTGTTTTTGCTTAAACAAATAACTGTGACTGAATGTGTATTTATTGTTTTGCACGACTTGTCTACTTTAGAATTTATTAAAGCAGCAGGTCTTAATAACACTAGCGCTTCTAAATTAGGAGACGAAAATTTTAATATACCTTTATCTTATTTTGCAGCAAACAGTCTTTCATTTTTAGAACAACTAGAATTATACCCTTATGCTTTAAGATTAAATATTTACGCAGTACGAGTAACAGAATTAGCTTGGTATAAAACTAAAGCTTTTACAGAACTTGTAAAAATTGTTCTTATTATAATTATTGTTGTTATTACTATAATAACTTTAGGAAAAGGTACAGCAGCAGTCGTTAAATTAGCAATAACAATACTAGCTTCTTTAGCTATAGCAAAAGTAGCAATAGCGCTTATGGCAATGACAGACAACGATTTTTTAAAAGCTGTAATAGCAGTTGCGGCAGTTGCAGCTATGTTTGCTGTTGGTGACGCTAACGGTGGAATGGAACTTTTAAGTGCTGAGTTTTTGTTAATCACCGTAACTACTTTTTCAGAACTTTACGTAACTGACATAACTGTAGATACACAAGATATTCAAGAAAAACTTAATGAGTTTAAAGAAATATATTCTTCTAGGGCAGAAGAAATACAAAAAATGGAAGAAGCTGTAGAATCAGGAATAGATGTAGAATTTATAGCTTATTTAGTGTCTCCTTCTACTGCTATGTACCGAGCAATAGGAATACAATACGACTTTAATGCTTTGTATAATTATGATACATTAGTCGGTAATTATTACGATAACGCTTTAAAAGTAGGCGTACAATAAACTAGAGAATATATTATGTCAAATGACTATCGTGCTCCAATAACAGATTCTGTCCCAATGAGTAGGTTTATGGACGGTAACAATTTTAGTTCTTCAAACAGAGGCTATGATTTTGGTTACAAAGCTCCTTCCCCTAAAATTCCTAACATGGCTACTTTAAGCGGAATACAAAATTTTAGTAAAATACCGGGTATTAGTTTACTAGATTATCAAATACCTAAAATGAGTGCTGATCTTACTGATACTAGCCCAAAATCTTTTGATTTTTCTGGCGCTAACCCAGGTCAAAATTCTAGTGTTTTTAATAAATTTAGTGGATTTATGAAAGGATTTGGTCAAGCAGGCCAAGGATTAGCCGCTTTAGGTTCAGCTTACAATGCTTACAGTGCTAACAAACAAGCTAAAAAGCAATTTGGTTTTGAGTTAGCTGGCATGAATAGAAACTTATCTAATGATTCACTAGCTTACAATTCTGATTTAATGCAAAGAACTCGTGATGGAGCTATGTTAAACGGATTTAGACCAGGTGATGAAGAATTTGCAAAAAGAGAACAAGTAGCTCGTGGCAGATTTGCAGATGGGTCACAATTACAAGCATAAGGTATAAACATGGCTTACAGATCACCAACAGTTAAAGTTAATTTTAGCGGTTCTAACCAAGCATCAAATTTAGCAGGACAAAACTTAGCTAACAGTTCTAAAATATTTGGTAACATTACAAATCAAATTGCTGAAGAAGAAGCTGCTAGACAACAACAAGCTAATTTTGATCAGCAAATGGCTGTAGTTCAAGAACAAAAATTATTTGATAGGGCTGCTCCTCAAGTAGAACGTGATCGTTTGACTAACTTACGCAAAATGGATTCTGCTGCAGTTAACTCTGTAATTGATCCTATGAAAGAAAGTTTTAAACTAAGCGACAATAATAATGCACGACTTGAAAGAGGTCTTGGAATTGGTCCTGACGGATTTGCCACAGACAATACTCCGTTTGCTCCACAGACTTCTCAAGAAGCTGGCAGAGAAAGTAAAATATTTAATCAATACAATGCTGGTGTTGATTCTATTAAAAATAACTTTCAAACTTATGGAAATGTTCAAGAAATTCAACGACAAATACTTTCTCAAGCTCAATCTGAAGGATTAAGCCCAGAACGTACTGCAGCTAGGTTAGAATCAGCATTGTCTGAATTTCCTGTTGCTACTCAAGAACAAATAGACGCACAGCTTGGCGTACAGGATAAAGTTTTAGACGCTATTATGAGTATTGGTGCCAGTAAACAAGCTGGCGGTAGTACTAACAACTTTTATGCAAATGGTTCTAGTGGCGGTGTAAAAGGAGACAAATACGGTGCAATTTTAGACAACATAAAACAAGACAATGAATTTGGTGCTGCAGATGCTCTTGCAAATATGCCTTCTACTGTTGGATTTTTTCAGCAATTTTATGAAAAAGGTTATACTATAGATGAAACTGTAACTATGGCAAGTGTAAGTAAATACACTAATGAATTGTCAGAAATTTTTCCTGGTGTATCAAAAAGTGCTTTTATGGAAGCTACTTTTGCTTTAGGAATAATTGACGACAAGGAATTTGTAAATGGTCAAGGTTATAAAAATATTCTTCAAAATGAAAATTTAGTTAATGGTATAGGTGCTACTGCAACAAATATACAAAACAGAGCTACTACACAAAAATCTAACAATATGGCTGCAGAAAATGCTCAAGCAGAAAATCTTAAAATTTTGCAAGGTGGACTAGCTAACTACGAACGAAACACATCACAAATTATGTCTGGCGGTACTCGTAAAACAATGAGCGAAGCCGATAGGGGCAGTTTAATAGATCAGTACGTCACTAGTCTAGGCGGTACTGCTATGGGGCCAGAAGGCGTAAAAACAGCTGCACAAGCTAAAGAAGCGGCTAATTCTTTAATTGATACTTCTGGTAAAAATAAAGAAAAAATAGCAGCAGAAGCTAAAGAAAAAATAGCTGCAGAAAAAGCAGAAACTGAAAGACTTAGATTAGCTGCTGAATTATCTGCACAAAAAAACCCAGAATTAACTGAAGAACAAATACTTGACAACGAATTTAAAGTAGGTCAAGACGAAACAAGACTTCCTTTTGAGCGTCTTAGATCTTTATTTGGTGGCAATGAAGTTCAGTCAGAAAGACCTTTTGGTACTAAAGATTTAGCTCCTGGTAACGATGTTCGTGATGGTGTAATTGCTAACAGAGTAAGAAAAAACAGATCTGATACTAAAATATTTAATAATGAAGTTGAAGCACTTAAAACAACTGGTACTACTTTATCAGGAACAATTAGTAATGGTGATTCAAGAATATTTAAAAAAGCAGTACAAGAACTGCAATCAGAAATAGATTCTGAACCTAATTTACAATCTCGTAATCAAAAAAGAACTATATTACAAAACTTAATGCAAAATGATCCTACAGCATTACCTTTTGGTGGATCTCCTCAAAACAGTACAAATACTAGTAGTATTGGTAATAATAAAATTTTTAACAATGCAAATTTTAACAATGCAAATTTAAATAACACAAAAGGGTTAGGATTACCTGAAAGTTCTCCTGATAATCGTATTACTAAAATGATTGCTTCTACTCAAAAACGAATGTTAGAAGAAGAATTAACTGAAATAGCAGAAACGTTAAATACGATGGTAGAGCCGCAAGTAGAAAAACAATTAATAGAAAGATACAAAACTGTACAACAAATATTGTCTCAATTTTAAGCGTAAATAAATATGTCTAGTATTTTTTCAAATGCAGGAAATCCTTTACTACAGCCTATGGCTAGTAGTGCGTCTTTGTTAGACTATAAAATACAAAAATTGCAACAAACTTCTGCTGCTAAACAAGATAAATTAAAATCTAGTCAACAGCTAGATTCAGAAGCTCAACAAGAAACTGAAAGTCTTCGTCGTCAGCAAATAAGAGAAAAGTATAGAGGCAATGGAAGTACTGACGGTGGATATGTTCAAGGTTTGCTAGATTTAAGCGAAGGCAGTTTATTTAGAAGCAGAGATAATTTAACTAATTTTGTTACTGGTAAAAGTGATCCTAACGTTGCTAAAAATGCTGAAATTGAATCAGGTATAAATCCTGAATTTGCACAGCAATTTAAACAAGACAAATCAGATATTATAGGTACTATTGCTGATGGCAGAATTGCTAATAAAGATGGCTTTACACTAAAAGGTTTAGGTAAATACGCATCTGCTTTTGGTCAAACTTTACAAATAGCACCAGAATTAGTTGCTGATAGTACTAACTCTTTAGTAGAAGGTGCTGTAGGTGTTGGAGCTACAGCTCTTGGTGGTGCAGGTCTTGGATTTTTAGCTAGAAGAGCTAACAAAATATTTAGAAGTGCTGAAAGCATACAAGAATCTGTTGATGCAGCTGTACTAGCTCGTGAATCAGGAAGAACTCTTAGTGTGTATCAAAAAGGATTAGCAGCTACTAAAAAAGGCGTAGGAGCAACAGTTAAAGTTGCAAGCCAAACTAGCTTAATGAGTGCCAGTATTCTTCAACAAATGAAAGAAGACTACATACTTAAAAATGACGGTAAAACTCCTGACAAAGTATGGTGGGCAGTAAACACACCTATTGCAATAGCTTTAAACGCTGTTCAGTTAGGCATATTTAAAAAATTCTTTACTCCTTCTGCTGCAGGTCTTGTAAAAGACACAAAAGCAGTAAAGGAGTATGTTAAAGAAATGACATCAATGTTTGACAACATCCCTAAAAGTTACAGCAAACAAGTAGCTTCTAGGATTTTAAGTCAAAGTAAAAATGTATTAGCTGCATCAGGTGCTGAAGCTGCTCAAGAATATTTGCAAACATGGCAAGAAATACTTGCAAGTAAAATGGACTTAGATAGTATAGATTCTGCTGTTTCTAGTTTTAGAAAAGAAATTGGTGTAGGCAGCAATCAAGACAAAGCTATATTTGGTGCAATGGCAGGTGCTGCTGCAGGTGGACTTACTAAAGCTGTAGTGTCTACTCCAGGTTTAGTTGCTGGAACTACTGTTGACGTTGTTGCAGGAACAGTACAAAAAGGTGCTCAATACGCTAAAACACAAGCTATCAAATCTAGTTTTAAATTGTATTCTCCTGAAGAAAGAGCTGACGCAGCTAAAACTTACGCAATAAATAAAGCAGAACAACAAAAATTTGCAGATTTAACTAACGTTCAAATAGCTAATTTAGAATCAGCTAAATCTTTTAATGAAATAGAAAATGAAGAAACAAAAAATGAAATATTAGCTTTTCAACAAAGATTTAAATTAACTGATCAAGACATACAAGATCCTAAACAATTTAAAAGAGTTACAGATGCAGTACAATCTAAATACAGAGGTTTAATAACAGCTAGTAAAGCAAGTGTTGAAGGGTCTAACGTTGCAAGAGCAGTTAATACTGTTAGTAAAAATGCTTTTGCTAAAAGTACTGCTTTAGTTAATCAAGTACTTAAATCTGTCAATCTAGACGAAGCTGCTGCTGTTGTAACAGAGTTAAGTAAAGATTTAGCTGAAGGAACTGTTGACGCAGTTAAAAATTACAATTCTAGTTCTGTTAAAGGTTTAATTTTACTAGGTTCTGATTACACTTCACAAAGCAGTAAAATTGAAGTTAAAAAAATTAAAAAATTAGCTGAAAATGTTAGTTTAAAAGAATTAAAAGACGTAGTTAAATTAATGCAAGAAAAGCATCCTTTGCTTACTGTTGTGTTAAATCGTGAAGTGCGTAGAAAAGAAATTAGTAAAGACACTATCGGTAAAAACAGTGTATCTGTTTCTAAAGATACACTTCCTACTCCTATAAAAGGTGTTCTTGCTGGTCAAATTATTAATTCAAATGATTCTATATCTGTTGCTAAAGCATTACGTGGTGCTAGACCTAATGGTGAGACTCGATTAGCTGACGTTGAATCTGTTAACGCTTACCAAAAAGTAATGAATTCTTACGTTAAAAGTGAAGATTTTATAAATCAAACTGAAGGTTCTATTAGTGAAAACGATGTAAGCATAATAAAAGCAGAATTAACTTCTAGAAAAGAGTACCTTACTAGACCTGGCAGAATAGTTGAATCAATTAAATCAACTGCTACTAAAGTAAAAGACGTTGCTGTAAATACTTTTAACAAGACTGCTACAGAAGAAAATTTAGATAAAGTTAAAGCTAAGTTTGACGAATATTATGATGATGTTGTTGAAAATTTAAATTCTGCTGGAGACAAAACCTCTAGTTTTGGAAGTTCTGTTTTAGACGGGTTTTCTAACACAGTAGACAAATCTAGTTTAAAATCTTTAGAAAAAGAGTACGTAGCGCTAGAAGATAAAAGTGCAGAAAATGTTGTACCTTTACTGCAAAAAGTTCAGGAAGTTCTTGAAGACACTGAATCTAACAGTAAAACTTTCACTAAAAGAGCTATACAAAAATCTTTAACAGCTAGAAATAAAAAGTATAAGGACATTACACCAGAACTAGAAATAGAGCTGGAAGCTGATATTAGGACTGTTGTAGAGGCTCTTATGCCTACTTTAACTAGTTTTAAGCCTAACAGCAAAGGAACTCTTACAGACTTTATTATTCAAAAAGCTTTTAAGCCAGAAATAGCTTTAATAAAAGGTGAAAACGCAGATGTTAAGAAAGAAGTTGTTGAAGAGGTTAAAAAAGAAGCATCTAGTCAAGAGTCAAAACCGGAAACGGTAGACGTAAAGGTTGAGTCCACTGTAGAATCTGAACCAGTTGTAGAAGAAACTGTAGAAAAAACTGTAGAAGAAGAAGTTGTAGAACCAGTTCCTGCTCAAGAAACTGTTACTAAAGAAGTTAAAAACCCAGGTACTGTTACTGCAGATCTTTGGGACACTTTAAATGATGAGCAAAAAAATAACTTAACTCAGAATTATGTAAATGGTAACAACAAAGAAGCTACTATAGACGGATTAGTGTCTGAAGAAGATGCTAAAGCGTTTACTGAAAGCTTTGGTGATATAAAATCAATTTGCAAAACTTAACAATTGAGATTTAAAAATGGCAAAGAAGTGCGTACCACAAGATGTATTCGTGCAGTGGTTAGTTAAGCTAGATGAAACTAAAGAACTAGATAAGCAATCAAAAGAACTTCGTGTAAAAGTTTGGGAGTTTGATGCTGAAAAAGTTAGAAGTGTTTTGTTTGGGGGTATTAACGTTGTAGAAAATACAGTAGCTTCTGACCCTGTTAAAAATAAAATAAGAAATTTTCTTAGAGGTCTTGATTATAAAGAAATTAAAAATGACAGCTTTAAAGAAAAAGTTGTACTTAGTGATCAACTAATACCTATGTCTATTGCTTTGCATGAAGTTTTTGAATCTATAAAAGGTGAATCTGACAAAGTACTTAACGAAGGTCTTACAATTGAAAGAGTAAGCAATAGCCCTAAAAAAGAATTACCTAATTTGCCTACAGCTAGAGTTGCAGAATCTATTGGTCGTAAGATAGTCTATCAAAAAGGTTTTGTTTTTAGTGGTAAAAACAATCCTGACGTTACTTCTCAAGAAATTAGTAAAAGATACTATGACATAGGTATGTCAATTCTTAATATGTTAAAAAACAAAGGCTACGTAGAACTGTATAAAGCAGGTGAAGCCAATACAATAAAAGATTATGTTGACAAAACTAAAGGTGAAAAAGAAGTAATTCGTGAAAGAGGTGTTGTAGTTTCTGACATGCCTGCAGTAGCTTTAAATTTGTCAGCTTTTACTAAAGAAGGAGCAGATTTTACTTCTGAAGAAGTTTCTTATTTTACTGACAGAGCTAATTCTTTAGTAGCATCTTCTAGTAACGGTGGCAGTGTATTAAACAGAATTATAAACACTTTAAATATTGTTAGTAATTTAACTCAACCTCAAAATATAAGTTTACCTTTAACTACAGAGCCTACTCAAGAAATTTTAGACAATGATACTGAGTATGATCCTGGCTTAGTTCTTAAAAATACTAAAGATTTTGTAGGAAAAACTCCTATAAAATTAAACAACGTACTGCATAATTTTTTAAAAAACCTAAGCACAAAAGTAGACACTAGTGTAGGTAAAAGTGCTTCTACTTATTTAGCAAGTATAATACCTGCTAAAAGCGGCCTTATGGAATCTTTGTTTGATATTAAAAGATCAGATCAGTACGCTAAAGACAGAAAACAAAGTGTTAACGGTCAAAACATTTCACGTACTTCTCCGTTAAATGATCTTGTAGAAAACTATATGGAAATAAATCCAGAAGGTGATTCTAAATTATATATGCCGTTAACTACAGGACGTAACTCACGTTTGTATTTGCTTAATAGCATACTAGATTACCACGGTTCAAAGCACAGCAGATACATGCTTACTTCTGGTTCACACGACTCTGAAGTAGATAGTGACATGTACAAAAGAGTTGTTTCACAAGTAGCTAATTCTTTAGGTGTTTCACCTGATGCAATTATGGATTTAAGTACTCCAGGTTTAAACTCGTCTGTTACTAAAGAAACTCTTACTGCAGAAAAAATAAAATTAAAAAAAGCTTTAAAATCTCTTGAAATGTTTAGTGCTGAAGACGTTAAATTAAAAATTCAAGTTAAACAATTAGCTAACATTTCTTCTAATTTTCCTGGAATAGATTTCGCTAGTTTACTTACTGGTTTTCAAGCTGTTAGTGATATTAGAAATCCTGTTAACGGCATTGTTAGTACTGAGTACATGGTTTCTGCAGATGCTACAGCTTCTGGCGGTACGCTTACGTTTTTACAAGCTGTAGGTACCAGTGCTAATGTTATTGAACTGTTAGCTGATTTACGCATTTTAGACAGAGATTCCCCAGAAGCTCAAGCACAATTAAACGACATTTACGGCATAATGGAAAAAAGCATTGATGATTTTATTAATGACATAGTACCTGACAACATGCGTACAGACGTAGCTTCAGAAATAGGTACTAACAATAAAGCCAGAAGATTGTTAACTAAACTTAATAACGTTTTATACACTGATAAAAACAAAAGACGAGGTTTTGCTAAAGCTCCAACTTTGACTTTTATTTACGGTCAAGGTGAGTTTTCTTCTATTGAAGTATTAAGTGAGCAAATAGCTCAAGACATTCAAAATAATTTAAGTGACCCTAAAATTATTGAATTAATTATTGATATGCTTTCTGGAACAGAAATAGCAAAACAAATGGAATCTGGTACACCTGCTACTGAAATAGAAGGTTTGTACGCTGCTTTGGTAAACAACGTAGTCGAATCTAAAGTTCCTCAAAAACTTTACAGTTTAATGAAAGAAGACATACTAGATAAATATTTAGAAGAGTACACAGACAGAACTGCTGCTTTATTTCAACTAATGAACGATACGCAAAAAAATTATTTTAGAATGTTGCCTGCTCATACTGTTCTCATGAATAGTAGAAAAGGTACTGAAAAAATAGAAATGACTCCTAAGAATTTACAACAGTACGGAGTTCCTATATCAAAAATTCAAGATGTAGCTATTGAAGTTGACGGAGAAAAAATACTTACAAGAAATCAAATTAAAGCTGTAACAGTAATGAATGTTTCTACTATTCACAGCATAGACACAGCACAAATGTACGCTGCTATTAACGACGTTCTTGTTAGTGAAGGAATACCTCAAGGTTTAATGATAATACACGATGATGTTAGGTCAACTCCTAAAACAGTTGCTTTAATTGAAAAAGCTTACATAAAAGTAACTAAGGAATTAGCTGTTGAATTTGACGTACATGACCAAATACTAAAATCTATAGCTACTTACAGTCCTGAATTAGTTGGCACTAAGTCTTATGAAAAACTTCGTAAAAGTATTGATAAGTCTATGGCTATTAAAAAAGAAACTATGGAAAGTTTTAATTTTGATACAAAATCTATTATTGGTGATTTTGTTGCTGAATCTATAGCTAATAAATTAGACGATGATATAAAAATAGCTTCTGAAAACAATGTAAAAATTGAACAAGAGGTTAAAGCTAAAGCTAAAGCTAAATCTGAATTAAAAAGTTTTGACCAGATGTCTGCTCAAGACGTAGTTGAAAGTTTTAAAGGCACATCTAAAGTAATAGATATGTTTTTGTCTCTTGGAGACAAAGTTAGACCTAATTTAGTTAAAGAAGATTTAAATACTTTTCTTCCTGCTACTGATACTATTGCAATATCTGCTGTAGACAACAGGTTCGCAAAAGATGTAAAAAAGAACATAAAAACTGAAAGTGGCAATAAAGCAATTAAACAATTAGTTGAGCATGAAATAATTCACAGCTTTACTGTTGGTTACGTTGAAAGAGCTTTACGTAGCAAAAAACAAGACCTTAGAGTAGCGTATTTGTCTAAAGCTATAACTAGCTTAAGTAAATTAAAAATGAGTACTAAGCTTACAAATAAAACTAAAGATCGTCTTAATTACATTGTTGCTAACACTGACGAATCTACTAGAATAAATGAATTTATTGCTATTATGTCTACTGAGCCAAAAGTAGCTAAAGAAATTTATGGAATTCTTGCTGGTAGTAAAAGTAGAGTTCAAGCTGCTATTGATTACATAAAAAAGCAAGTCAATAGAATACTTGAAAACGTAACTGTTTTTGATTTGTACTCTAAAGATATTGATATTGTTAAAGTTAGAGATTCTGTAAATGGTATTATCCAAGACGGTTTTAATTACCGTGAAGCAGCTTATGACAGCTTTAACGAAAACCAGATTAAATTTGACGGTCCTTTAAATGCAGGCAGGTTTAATTACGAAACTGTATCTGAAGCTAAAGGTTACACTCTTAACTATTTAAACCAGGCTGTAGCTTCTATGGTTACTACTAAAATAGAAAAAGGTGTTGTTAAATTAGCTAGATCTACAGACAGATTGTTTAAAATTAATTTTCCTGCTTATGCTAGAGCCAGTGAAAAGTTACAAGGTATTTATGATAGTTCTGACGCTTTACAAGAACTAGTTCACACAGTAACTAATTTTAATATAGACAAAAACAAAAAAAACTATTTGTTATCTATATTTTCTAAATTACGTGCAGACAATAATAGTTTAATGGCAGAAGAGTTAAGCAAGTTTAATAAAATTACTAAATCTATGCCTAAACAACAAAAAGAAAATCTTTTTGATTTTATAACTAAAACTCCTTTGCATGACTATTTTATACTAGCTGACAAAATAGTTACTGCTGAAGATTTTGATACACGTATAGCAGAGCTAGAGGGTAAGTTACATAAAAATCAAGTTGATGCTGTTGATAAAATTGTTTACATGAGAACTGTTTACGAAAAAGACGGTGTTGACGGTACAGCATTTATTAAAAAAGGAACTGATTACAATCTTTATAGAAATAACCCAGCTAAATCTGAAGACAATGATAAATCTAAAGAACTTTTAGCTTTAAAATCTATTAAAGCATTAGGAGTTGATAACTTTATTGAGTTGTTAAATAACACTAAGCTTATGAATTTAGTTAAAGATAATTCAATTGCTAACAGACTAGCTCTACTAGCTAATGGTGACGGTGTTTCTGTAAATGACAGTTTAATTGCTGACAAATACGCAGAGCCTATGGAAAAAAGAGTTATACCTTTAGCTAGTCTTAAAAATTACGACAGTTCTGATAAGAAAGGATGGAAAATATTAAGAATGCCTACTCAAGATACTTTAGGTATTGTTTACAGACCTGTTATAGATTCTACTTATTTGCAAGGTATTTATACTGATATTAAATTAGCAAGTGGTGACATTACTGTAGACAAGAGTTACAGGGGTCAAAAGAACGTTGTACCTACAGCAAACGGCTATAAACTAGTTCTTAAAGACCATGAGAAAGAAACACTAGGCTTAATAAAAGACCCTGCAGAGAGCCTTGTAAGGTCAGCTGCTCACTCTTTAGCTGTACAAGATTCTCAAATTATTAGAGATACTTTGTTAATGAAAGAAACTAGAATGGTAATTAACGATAAATCTGATGAAAAAGAACTTGTTAGTATTTTTTCTTCAGAAAACATTGACAATCCTTGGTTTCTTAAAATTGATAATGACAATTTTATTAATTTAGATCCTAAAATTAAAGCTAAGTATAAGCGTGTTGATAAGTCTATGTCAGATGTAAAAAGTTTTGACAAAGAAGTTGATTTAGTAAGAAAAGACATAGCTTATTGGTTAATAGGTGGTGTCCAATCTTCGTTGTCAGAAAACCCTAAACTAAGATGGATGATGCGCTTAACTAAAAGCGTTGTAGCTAGTTCTAAAATTAGTATGGTAATTCTTAACCCGGTAAAAATAGCTAAAGACAACATGTCTAATATTTCTTACTTAACTGTAATGGGATTAAATCCTCTTAACATACAAAAAGACTATAGAATTATTGCTAAAGAATATAAAGACTATACTGACATTAAAGATAAAATTATTAATTTAAGAATAGTTCAAGGTGCTAATAATGGTGATACAGCAACTAAACAAAAAATTATTGCTTTACAAGAAGAACTAGCTGCTCATCCTGCTGATGGTGTATTTAGAAGAGGTTTTGTAAACTCTTTAGGTACCGATTTAATACATCAAAATGCTGACACAATATCTGGTATGCAATCTGATGTGCAAACTGCGTTAAGTTATTTGCTTAAAGACAGTAGGGGTGACAACAACTTTCTTGCCAGGTACATAAGAGACTTGTCTAGATTAGGTGGAAATGGTGAAGATTTATTATCTTACTTTGGTAGTATTATAGGTAGAGCGGATTCTTTAAAAGGTGCTCAGAAAGAGCTAGATAAGGCGGCAGCAAGAATTAAAGAAATTAAATCTGATGCTGATGTTGTTAATTATGTTTCTCAGTTTATGATAACGCCTAACAGCGAATCAGTTAAACTAGGTTCTTACGCTACTGATTTAACAGATGTTTTAGCTAAAGAAACTTACTACAGATATTTAGTTACTGAAAAAAAGTTGTCTGATAAAGAAGCAGAAGTTCAAGTAATTGAAGCTTTTCCTGATTACAAAGAAAATTTACCTATGGCAATTAAACAACTTAGTGATACAGGCATTTTATTGTTTCCTGCTTTTTGGTTAAGAATACAAAAAGTAATTTACAGAATGCTAAGAGATAAGCCTGTTAACTTGGGTATTGAAATACAAATACAAAATATGACAGGATTAGATGCTCAAAGTATTCTTGATTCTAATATTTATAATAAAGCTACTGATTTTAATGGGTTAATAAACTCACCGTTAGATCGTTTTGAGTGGGGTGCTTTATTTCCAACTAACGCAATCTAACGGTGATTGTTATTTAATCGTAATAGTCATCTTTGTCAGAAAATAAATCTGAAATGGAATGTCTGTTGTTATACAGCATTCCTAAACCAAACAAAGATGCCATTACTAATATAAATATAAATATGTAAGCGGAATAAAAAGTAGTAATTAATATTGCACCTGCTATTACTACAAATACTAAAGTTTTAATTAAAGATATAATAGATTTAATCATTTATTTAATTCCTACTTAGCGCCAAATTTACGTTTTACTCCAAAAGTAGGTTTTTTAGTATTAGTTGCAGAAGCAGATCCAGCTGATGCTGAAGAACCAGTTTCTTTACGTCCACCGTCAATCCATTCTTGAATACCTTCAGCAGTCATATTGTCTTTGTAAGTAACAGTTTCAGCGTACTTTTGCTCTTTCTCAAAAGTTTCACCAAACTTTTCGTCATTTACAATTTCTTCTGCAGTAGCATTGTCACTGGCACGGTAGAAAGCTTTAATAACTTTCTTTTCAGTAATTTTGTTATTGTAAAAACCGTATTCCATTTGAACACGCATAATTACTTCCATGTCAGCCATGTCTTCTAGTACTGCTACAGTCTTTTCTTTAGCATCTTTACCGATTGGTAGATTACTCTCAACAGGGTCTGAAACCTCTTCTATATCTCCAATAACAAGCAATTGATTAAATATTTTCATACCAATTTCGTTAGCTACGTTATACCCGTTTTCGTCTTTCTGGTTATTAGTGACACGAACGTTACCGTACACAACTTGAAGTTGATCTAAATGATCAACAAAAAAGTCTACAACGTCAGAACCTTTGTCGTTAGTAGTTACAAATGGAGCAATAATATTTACAGGGTAAAAACCTGAACCTGAAATGTAGTTGCTTCCACCTTGTTTAAGATCTTTTTTATCTACTGATTTTTTTGCAAATGCCATGATTTTATTTCTCTTTGGTTGTGGGAATAATTCCCTTAGATAATTTACTTTTAAAGTTATAGTTAAGCATCTTAGTATTTTGTAACGCCTTTAAACATTACATGGAAAGTTAGCTTCTCAACCGGGGCAACAAATTAAAATGACCATTCACTATTGTTGTTATGAGTTTCTAAAATTAACTCAAGATGAGATTGTAAATTGTAATACGTTTCTCCTTCTTTAAGCTTTTTGCTTTTAGTAGGATCTACAATGTTTTCTATGTACTGAATGTCAGGCAATTCATTTATTGTAGTTCTTGCTTGATTTGCAACACCACGATGTTTAATTTTCATGTCAGTAACTAGTATAGAATGATCTACTTCTGAATAAAAGCCACCTTTGTCTTTAAATTTACCTTGACCTACAGGTACCAAACCTTTTTTGTCATTGTCCATAACATGATTAAGCATTACTACGTTCATTCCGTTGGCTACAAGATCTTCTTGTATGAACCTAGTTAAAATAGCAATTTCTTTATTAATGTTAGAATGGATGTCAAAGTTTGTGTAATGTAAATTTGATACGTCAATAATATCTTGCATAATTTTAGAGCATGAATCTATAGCAATAGTTTCAGGGTATTTTCCAAACTTGTCATTGTATTTTTCTACTTTATCAAAAAATCCTTCTACAACAACTTCTTCTTCTCCAACACCTACTGTGCCACCATTAAGTAATGTGTTCATGTTGTAAAACGCTGGAACAAGCATGTGTGGCATGTTAAAAGGAAAGTTTTTGCCGTCTCTTGATATTACAAAAGCATTTAGTAAAGACTGCAGTAAGGAAGTTTTACCTACACCACTTACTCCGTTTATTAACAGTTTACCTGCCATATTTTTTCCCCTAGTTAATTATTAAAATCTAAATCCAATTGTTGTGGATCTTCTTGTGGTTCTTCTACGTTTTTAGATATTGAGTAATTACAAGAAATACAAGTGTACTCATCTTCATCTGTGCATTCCATTTCACCTTGACAATTTTCACACTCAAAAGTGTTATCATTATAAAAAGGTGAACCAGGAGTATTGTCATACATATGAATATCATCTGGGTAATTTGAATCTTCTGACATAATTTTATCCTAAACAAATCGTTGACTGAAAAATAGAAACAAACTTAAAAATATACCTGCCACAATTGCTACAGCCATTCCTGTAAAAGTGCCAAAGAATATAAAAGTCATAGTACCTGAAACTATTAAATCTGTCTGCCATTGATATTTAACAAAAAATGGTAAATTTATTTTGCACATTATAATGTAAAAACCTAAAGCAGTAAGAAACCCCATACCTAGTATTTCCATAGACTAATCCTTCTTGTGATAATGAGTTATAGTGTGGTTTTCTTTTAAATATTCTGTACTACTTACAGGAGATATTTCTTTGCCACACATAGGACATTCATCGTCATGAAAAGAATCACAATTTTGTAATTCCCATTTGTGATAACAATGAAAATAATAATTGTCACATAACATAAATTAATCTACCTGCAATCTAGCGTCATGCCACAATACATGAGTAAGCTCAGGGTATTCTATTGTAGCTAAACAAGTTTCTACACACAGTTGCAATAACGATGTAATAAAATCTACGTCGTCATCTGTAATTGTTTCTGTTAAAACAACTACTTCTGGTGGATAAGATTTTAATGGTTTATTAGTTTTGTCACTGACACCGCCATCTATGTTTCTGTTAACATAAACTAGTTGTATTCTGTTTACATTATATCCGTTTTTTCTAAGTATAAATGCGTAAACTAAAAGTTGGTATTTATAATAAGACGGTATAGTTTTTGGTTTAGTTTTAGAATTGTAAGTTTTGTAATCTACAATCATACAATCATCTTTAGTTCCGTGCAAAACGTCAAGAGTACCACTTGCGTAGTAACCATAACCAATTTCTGCAAAATGTTTTGATTCTACTTCTAAAAAATTATCCATGTTAGGTAACACGTAATTTTGTATTAATGTAGTTGCCATAGATTCAAAACTATTTGTAACTGTTTTTTTGCAGTAATCATCATTTTCTACAAAAGAATTTATGTATTTATAAATTTCATCTTTAATATAATTTTGTTTTTTACCTACTTTTTCAGCTAAGTAATGAACAATAGTACCAATTACTGAAGCAGTACTATAATTAAATCCTTTTTCTTTTAAAATAACTTCTCTGTACCATTGATGTGGCTTATCAATAAATTTAGAAAATTGACTTGGGCTTATTTTTAATACACAATCTTTTGGTAAATAACTAGTACTATGATCGTAATCTAATTCTGTTTGCAATTTAGGAATCATATTGTTTTGTACAAATTCTTCAAAATCTTCTTTAGAATCAAAATCATATCCTTTACTTGAAGCAAATTTTATTGTTTGTTCTTTATTCACTCTGATCTCCAGTTGTTGTTTTAATGCCTAAATCACACAATTCAATTTTATCTATTACTTCAGGAAAATAAGTTCCTACAATATCAATAAGTTTCATATCGTTGCAACTTGCAAAAAAATCATAACTTTTTTCATAAGCAATAATTTCTTTGTCTTCTTGACTTAACCTAGACAAATGTAATTGTGCAATTTTGTCTATAATATCATCTCTGTTTTCTATCATAGTAAGTGTCCAATTTTAATTTTTGTATTCGTAACTCTTCAGTTATTTCATTTAAAAATAAAGGTCTGCTAACATACCAACCAGTAACTTTTTTAGTGTTTGCTACGTACATATTTTGTACTGATAAAGTTACAGTTTGTGACCCAACAGGCCATTTTTCCTCGTAAGTTTTAGTCATAGACTTTGCTTACTGCTTTTGTAATATCTCCATCTTTTGTTTTTATCTTGTTTTCTGTAACAATTAGGATTCTCTGTTCCACCTAAACGACAAAAATCTTTTTTACTGATTTCCATAAACTGTCTCCAATACTTTAGTTATGTCTTTAACAGATGCGTTATTTACAACTCTATGTAAATTTGCAAAGTTTAAACCTATTTCTCCTTCAGCTTCATTTCTTACAACTTCTTCTTTTAGCCATTGAACGCACATACATTCAACTAAATTGTCATTAAGCCATTTTATTATTTTAGGATCATTGTCTACGTCTACATAAACGCTGTCGTATATTGTTGATATAACATCCATACTATCTTGATAGCCAGCTTGTTCTATGCGGTAATTTAGCTCGTTAACAGCGATTAAAGTAAGGATAGACCAGAACTGTACAGTAGCGTTATTAATCGTTCTAATGTGGTTCTCAGCGTCACTGGTGTAAAGCCTGCATCCTAGACCTAGATGTATGTACCCATGCTTTTTAGCAAACGGCAATACGTAATTTTCACGATAATCTGTAATACCTGGGTAAAGAACATTATGGTAATTATCAAAAATTTCTTGTGTAATAACACCATTTTTATGTGAATCTGGATAACCACCGTAAGCTAACTTAAACGTAGGTGCTTTAGAATTAAACCTGATCATTGACAGCTCAGGATGTTTTTCTTCGACAAGTCTAAAAAATTCTTTTACATAAGCTACGTTGTCAGTATTTGGTCCTAAAGTTTTAGCAACTTCTTCTCTAAAATAACCACAAGCATTTAACGAGTGACCATCTAGATTTTCTAAAAATATGTTTTGCTTGTTAGTGTCACCTGACAGGTTTGCTATGCCACGATCTTCTAAGGCAGACAAATCTATTGTGTATATAACTCTGCCTGGGGAAGACACAAAACAGGCTTTTAAAGGCTTTGCATAGATAGACTTAGTGCTTGGCATATTTAACAAATTAGGAGCATTAGATGTAGGTCTAAAAGACTTAGCACCAAACACTTTAATGTTACCGTGCAATACGCCATCAATAGTAAAGTTGTCAAATGCAGCTAAGAAATTATTTCTAATAATTCCACTGAATGAGTGATCAACAAAAGCCTGAAGAACTTCTAATAAATTTTCATCAGTTGTACTTTTGTAAAGCACTTCTACATTGTCTCTGTCCCAACTAGCTTTATTAGTTTTAGCTGACACGCTAATAGGTTCTATTTTCATCATATCAAAAAACTGTTGCATTTGTTTAGCAGACCCAGGATTAAACGCAGGCACCTCTACAGGTAAATGTGATTTATCGTATCTAGGTTTGTTCCACAATACTGCTTGATCTTCAGCTAGTTGCAACATGCCATTTACAGCATGATTGTTTTTAACGTTTAAAGTATTCTTAGCTACGTTGTCAAGAAAATTAGATTGCAAAAATATGTTTAATTTTTTTACACAAGCTATAGTCCATTTATCTTTTATTTTACTTTGTTTTTCTGTAAATATTAAATATTGATTAACAGCATACGTTCTGTGCAGCATATTTTTATTGTTGTATTCTTTAAGGTAATAATCTTTTGTACGAACAGCAGCAAGAACCTTTTCTTTGTACTCTGCAACTAGTTGTGGATATACATGTTTTTGATACTGTTTAATTAATTTGTTATTTTTAAGAGTTTCATCTACACCAGCTAACACATTGTGTATAACTTTACGCAAATCCTCTACTGCAGTTTCATTAATGTTAAGACCTTTACTAGTCATTTTAATCATGTCTTTTGTAAAATGCTTTGCAAAGTTTTCGTAAAAAAAATCTGGTTGTTTTTCTGAAGGATCAAAATTTGCTGGAAAATCTACTGGTAAATGTTGTATTGGACGCAATTTATTTTCTCCTTTTTTTCTACGCAAACATGACACATCAAACACATGTGCAACTTGTTATTTGGTACATAAAATACATTTGTACAATTTTTATTACAGCACTCTTTAGGTTTAGACATAATTAATTTTTTAAGTTTTGCACCAATGCCTATTAAGCCATTGTGTGCAGCAGATCTAGCGTCATAAGTTCTACCATTTTTCCAATATAAGTTTTTTTCTTTGCAATAATACACGTTATTACCAATGTGCTCTGAATCGCAATAGCTAAACGCTATGTGTTTATGTGTAAATTTTATCATTATTGCTACTCCATATGACTGTCTAAAGTACGAAGTAAATGGTTGTAATCATTTTTCATTGCTTCGTCTAGTACATTATCAATGTCTTTTTTTAAAACACCTTGGCGTTCAGCTAATTTTCTAAAGTGTCCCATTAGCGCAAAAGCGTTGCTGTCAATTCCTGCTAAAGATCCTTTAATTTTTAATGAGTTTGTCATTTTGTGTTTCCAATATTTTAAATGTATGTTTAAGAAGTATGTCTATAGATTTTCTAGCTGCTCTTTGATTAGGTTCGTAAAATAACCATAGTCCTGTTTGTGCTTTAACTAAGCAATGCACTGATGCTTTTGTTTTAGGTTTAGCTATTGTTGCTATTGTAAAACCTCTATATATCATAATTTATTGTTCTCTTTAAAAATTAAATTTTATATTAATTTGTGTTTTAGTTTTACAAGATGTCTCATGTAAAGCCATGTATAATTTTTTGCTGTATGTTTAGGAATTTCTACATAATTTGTGTGTGTTTTATTGTTTATTTTTACAGTAAAAAATATAACAAATTTGTTTAAATTTTCATATTTAATTTTTTTATAATTAAACACATGTTTTATTTTTTTCATTTACATGTTTCCTGTAATAATTCCCATAAATAAAACGTAGCTGCACCATCTATAGATGCGTACTCTAATCCTTTTTTATCGTTTAAATTTTTATTGTCATAGTCTTTAAAT